ATCAGATTTTTTTCCTTCATAAGTACCTCCTGCATCTTTATAATACTTTACCGCAAGCTGCATAGCACGAGCGCTGTGCCCACCCATTTTTTTAAGAGCTTTAGCTTTTGCTTGCGCCCATTTTGCAGGGTCGCGTTTTTTAGCAATGTCAGCCATTAGTAGAGAACGTATACATGATCTACTGTGCTTATTCCGCTTATCGCCGTGGCAGATACGGGTAGAAATACATCTGTACGGATATGATCAAAACTAATAAAAGACCTGGGAGAATCAGCTAATTCAATAATTAAAGTCTTGTCTGCATTTTTGTTCGACGTCTCCACAAACAAAGCTCTGCACGCAGGAAAAACTTTATTAGTTCCTGCGCTAACCATAAATCCACTGGCATAGGGGAGAGCGGCTGAAAAACCATAACGACTGCCAAAAGCCCTAACGTCCATGTTTACTCAACTGTTTCTATAAGCTTAGCCAAATAAATCGCTGCTTTTTGTAAATCCTCTTTTCCATTTTTATCTTCCCATCTCCACAGATATTTAAAAATACAACCCTCTAAGTAACCTTGAAATTTTACAGAGCCCATAGATGCTAGTTGCGCATCATAACACTCCATACCGTTCTTCGCGTAGTAGCTAGGGTTAGTGTTGTTCATAAATGGGATTAAACCAATAAATAGTTCCTTCCTGCGATTCTATAAAACGACGTAGAGCATACGCTTCTACTCGCGGTAAAATTTCACAGTTTCGTTTTTCTTCTAAAACGTAACAAACAGATACATAACGAGCGCCCTTGGAATGCATACTCTATAGAGTCAACATACTCTTACAGCATATCAACGAACCATGATCTAAAGATTGAGAGTACTTATTGTCGTCATGACAAATCAAGCCGCGATCAAGAATTTCGTACTTATTACGTATCTTGCGCACGGGGACACAGCGACGGTGTTCGAATCCGAGTGGAACCTCCTCGAAAGCTAGCCCCATTGAACTCCGATCTGCTATAGGCCAATTCCGTATACCTACTTTTTCATAGCTCTTTTGAGGATCGTAGCTATCGGAACGGATGTACTTTTCCCCACTTCTTTGATCTAAAATCATGGCTCCATAATATGGGTTCGCTAAAGCAACAAAGAAGTTAACCTCGTGGTCAACAACTAAAACATTGGGCACGACATAACCACGGTCGGACCAAATATTTGGAGTTTCCTTTGTCAGCGAATGAACACAATAATTATCGAAAGGAATTTTCTTCCCGTCCTGAATCTCATAACGAACAAAACCAGGCTCAAGATTATATTTCTTTAAAACCGGACTCCACTTTAAGTAGTACTTAAAATTCTCATAGGTCATCAGCATATCATTTTCTGTATAGATATAGTAGTCAGCTTTATGATTTAAAATAGCCAGAGCCAAATCTGTTTTGTGCGCCCAGGTCAAATACCAACCTTCATACCCAGGGTCAGCAACTTTTATTTGAATATTTAACTTTTCAAATTCTTGTAATACAAGTTCAAGAGTCTCTACATCATTTTGAGAGTCATAATCAATATAAATATTTACATTGAACTCAAAGGGGTACTCCGTATAATTACGTAATAAGTTTATTAAACAATCTGTGCGCTCTAAGGGTTTATGTGCTGTAATAGCAACCCATATTTTCTTTTCCATAAGCAACGAGATTGCTCTAGTACTCTATCGAATAATTGCCACGTTTCTGCAAATACGTAATTAAATGAGTGTAAGCATCAAGTAAGTCGTCGTGCGACGTAGACCCTACGTTAATAATTTGTTCAAACAGAGCGTCAAACTTTCTATACCTATTAAAGACAATTTTTTTATTCTCGAGCAAACCGAGAGTTCCTCTAAATCTAGAAATCTTATCTCCCCTAAATCCATTAACTTCATGAATATGTAAGTTTGTTAACCCTCGATCATTTAAGAGAACCCGTTTAAGGTCGGCAGATAAGCTTGCTTGGTAAGCGACTGACTCAACTACCAGCGTAACCGTAGAATAAGTCGGAAAATACGTATCATTCTCGAAAGTTAAAATTCCCCATTCGATCAACATGTCGCACAGCAAATCTATTTTTTCAAGGTTGCCTATAGATCTACACTGGTGTGCATCAATAATGTAGTACTTATCCTTCATCCTTCCTCCCAAAACAAAAGCCGTATAATCGCTTGTTTCGCTCCGACTAGCTGACAGATCAATTCCGATAGCTAACGAATCAAACTCAGTTTCAACTTCTGCTCTAACAAGTAGATCCGGAGAAACAATTAAATCCGTGGTTAGCACAGGTTGTTGCTGGTACTGAAAAGCAAATGCCACGGGGTCCAATTCTTTCTGACCCAACAGATACTCAACACTCCATTGCTCGGGCCAATAACTAACAGGATTACCTTTGTTGTCGTAGGTGATTGCTTCTTGTGTAACTTGCTTCCACTTCTTCTCCGGCACAAACATTGTTTTATGAATGTCTAACGGATGAAACCGGGTGCCTAAACAAATAGCCCGACCACCTTCGAAAATAATCGGAGCAATAACAGAAGACCAGTTATTGTTCATTTCCTCGCGGATTAAGGGATTTCGAATATCCGCCGAAGATTTCAAGGGGTCATCGATTAAACATAAATGAGCTCGCTTAGACGTAATGGACCCACGCAAGCCAGCAGCACGAAGAGTAAATTCTTCGTCACCTACTCTGGAAATACCGGCATATTCAAAATCAATTGACCAACCCACATCGCTCTGCATTCCCGGTTTTAATCGACAATTAGGGAATATTTTTTTAAACTCGTTTGAGTCTACGATTTGTTTGATTATTCGACTTTTAGGAATAGCAGTAGCAATGTTGTAAGAAATGTAAATTATCTGTAAAGGCATTTTTGCTGCTGTATGTCTTCCTATACACCACGCAGTGAACATATTAAGCACGGTACTTTTTGCTGAGCCTCTGGGGCTTAGTATATCAAGATTTGATCCTGCTATATCTAACAAGTACTTATTGCTTTCATTTGTTATCAAGTGTGTATACCACTCCAACATATGTCTTGCTGGAGGTTTATCTAAAAGAGTACAAAACGTTTGAAAATCATTCGCTGCTTTGGTGTAAATAGAATTCTCTCTTGTACTCGAATCTTCAACAGCGCGAACAGCATTTAACTGAGCCCGACGGCGGTAAGCAAAAGTTTCCCTGCTAGGCATGTCAGTAAGCTGGCAATGTCGCTATACTAAGCGTAATTCAAGCTTACTCGATAAGTGGCAAAAGTACTTTGGTATGGTGATGCTTGTTCTAATACTGGATTCGGTAGAGTAACCTCCAGTATACTAGAGCACTTACAGAAGGAACATGAAGTTGAAGTTATTGGAATTAACTACAACGGAGATCCCCACGATCTCCCATATAAGATCTACCCTGCATCAAACTTATCTTGTCCTGATCGGTTCGGTATACCTCGATTACCCGAGCTAATTGACAAAATCAAACCAGACGTTTTTATATGCCTAAACGACATATGGATCGTTAACCAAGTTTGGGAACGAATTCACTTCCTTAAAGATCAGTACAAATTCAAATTTATTGCTTATTTCCCGATCGATAGCGAGGCTTACTACCCGGAAATGCTTAGAAACATCCCTAATTGGGATTTAGCTATTACGTTTACAGTTAACTGTGCGCACAGAATACTAAAGCATGACATTCAACCTAGTAGATTAGGTGTTCTACCCCACGGTGTAGATACCTCAAAATTCGCTCCTATGCCTAGGGACGAAGCACGGTCAGCTTTAGGCATACCACAAGACAAATTTATTGTGTTTAACGGCAATAGAAATCAGCCGCGAAAACGAATTGACTTAACAATTCAATCGTTTGCAAAATTTGCAATCGATAAACCAGATACGATGTTGTATCTGCACATGGGTGTGAAAGATCTGGGTTGGGACATCACAGCGTTATTTAAACGTGAAATGTCCAAATACGACCTGGACGACAAACAACGACTAATCTTGACTTCAAATGACATTAATTACATCGCAGCTCCGCCAGATGAACTGTTAAACAAAATATATAATTCCTGTGACGTTGGAATAAACACAGCTGATGGCGAAGGCTGGGGTCTAGTTAGTTTTGAACATGCTAGTTGCAGAAAACCGCAAGTCGTACCAAACCACACGGCGTGTAAAGACATTTGGGAAAAGGCAGGTTTGTTGATCAAGGTATCTACGTGGATAACAGATAAAGATCTAGGAGTCGAACGAGGGTTAGTTGATACAGATAGCGCAGCAGCTCTTCTAACAGATCTGTACGAAGATAAAGTAGTGTATGACGAAGTTGCGGAAGCTTGTTTCGAGGTGACTCAACGAAACGAATATCGTTGGGACTCCGTAGCTTCAGGCTTCTCCAAAGCTATTTCTGAATTCCTTTCTTGATATGCAAACCACTTATCGTTTCCGTCACGTTAACTCTGACGTAGTATTTCCAATAAAGAAAGAATTTAGTGGGATACCTAGTATCTATCGTCAAGCAGAAAAATTAAAAGGACAGTTTACAAGGATTGTTGACGGGTTACCCCCTAATTCCGTAGGTAACTTTAGCCCATCTATTTTACGACACAACGATAATACCTACATAGCGTGGAGGTCACAACCTGAACCATTCGGTTTTAAGTACGACAACAACTATTACTACCTTAATAACGCACATACAGATATATATCTAGGTCAACTAGTCGACGATAAAACAATTTTAGGGGCCAAGAAACTACGCACCACGCCGCACCGACTTAGCTATGAAGACCCTCGACTGTTCGTTGGTCCAGATGACCAAATGTACGTGCAATTTGTAACTTCTAAATATGCTAGTAAGTACGACTCAAAAGGTAAAAAATTATTTGATTCACCTAAGGTAGCGGTTTGTCTTGTAAATGAATTAGGGGAGGCCGTTAGCGCAGCTTTTCCTCCAATAGGAAAAAATCTAATAAAAGGTGAAACAGAAAAAAATTGGTGCTTTTTCCCACACGACAAAAAGTTACATTGCTTGTACTCTGTTTTGCCTTTGGTTATTGAAAGGGAGGAAGGCCCTTCCATAGAGACTAACAGTGATATTCTTAAAGATGTAACTAAGGACAATCTGACATTCTGTTCCCTCCCGCCAATCAGCTTAGGGGATGCGCAACTTATCTTCTACCATTGGAAGCACCTAACTTTTGATGCAAACGGGCAGCACTACTTGCTATATCATTTAGGTGCGTTTATGACAAATAACAACTTTACAAAAATAACCCACGTGGGAGAAGAGCCTTTATTTAGTGGTTCCCTAGAGGATACGCTGATTACTTGGACTGATTACGCAGGTAATCCTGTGTCAAAACAACCAGCCGTTGCTCTACCTTTTGGAGCTTTTATCGAGGGTGAAAATCTTGTAATGTCTTTAGGTATCAACGATGCTTTCATGGGAATACTTCGATGCCCAATGAATGAAATACTTAAAAAACTAAAAAAAGTAGATTAAGATTTCTCTTCGCGTTCTAAGGTTGACCATACAACTAGGCCCGCATCTTCAAGTAGAGCCAAAATTGTGGGTTGATCTTGGAATGTATTAGATAACTCTCGTAAACATCGATCGGCTCCAGCTAGCAATAGTCCACGTCGATCTAATCCGTCTGATATTGCCCGCACAGTTTGAATGTGGGACCTTAATTCTTTTTGTAAAGATGAAATTTTTGTTGCTGCTGTCGCAAAATCAAGCATCTGCTGCGTAGTCATACTTCTAACGTTTGTAATATCGTTACGCAGTTCATCGATTTCTATCAATAAGATCTTACGTAGATCTTCTTTGGGGTATTTTTCTTGTGTCCACGCCGTAAGATCTGCAATACTCCCTTTATAAGAAGGTTTTAAGAAGCGTGCAAAAAGATAAGATTCTATATCACTTGTCGCATTTTTAGCGTAATACGCGAAAGCATCCTTGTCTGATTTTTCTAGCAGACCTAACCAGTCCCCTACTGTGGTGCTATTTCCTATAGTCGAAATCATCAAGCAAACCTTGCATGTCCGCCAGCAGCCATCTGCGCTCCAGAGCGTTTAATTGCTAATTGACCTTCAACTTGACCTCTTTGTAAAGCAAGTTGATTTCTAGTATTTTCCTGTCCCTTAGCAATATCTAAATTTGTAAAAGCAATCATCTGAGCTAGTTGGTTTTGTCCGGCTAGAGTCTGCTGGCCTGCGCTTGCAAGAGAAGTTGCCGTAGGTTGTAGTAATGCTTGTTCTCCTTGTAATGCTGTGCCTTCTAAAGTTCCTTGGCTTGCAATCGTTTGCTGCCCTAATTGAGTAGTACCTGCTTGAGCTCCCTGTCCAAGTAAGGTTGCACCTTCTAACTGTTTACTTCCTAACGCGGTTTGCGATTCTATTCCAGTTCGACCAACAGCTCCAGTTTCTGACGTTAGTTGTTTACCTATTTCTGCTAGACCTTGTGTACCTAGACCAGCTAGTTTTATTGCCCCTTCGCCATAACTTTTAGCGAAATCTTTAGCCGTTTGTACAGGTGTGAGTTCAGCAGCGAGCTTGGCTTCTCCACTCTTTGTATCGAGACCTATACTACTTTGAGCATACTGACCTGCAACACCTGCTTGAAGTTGAGCTGCAGTACCTTGCTCAGCTATAGCTTCATTAATAGCTTGTCCTTGATTACTTTGATTTGCACCAGCAAACATGGCTGCTGCACCTAATTCACCGCCAGCTTGTCTCCCCGCGTCAGTTGCTTCAGCACTCAACTCCACATTCTCTGCGCTATAAATAGGGGCCATCATCGAAAGCCAATCTGCGTTTGGATCTTTATAAGGTTGCTGCTGTTCTTGTTTCTTTCCACCAAAAATATTGCCTAAAGCGCCACCTAAGGTGCTTATACCTGCAGCAACAACCGTGGCTGTTCCGGGATCCATACTAATTAGCTCCTCTTGTTAGTTTAACCACGGCGGACTCGTCCCGCAAAAGGAGCCGCACCAGTATCAAAAGCAGTCGATAAAGCTCCCATAAAATTAACATTAGGTTGCTGTAACGCAGTCATCAGTCCCGCTGTTAAAGCAGCTGATCTAGTTTGAGCTTCAATTTGAGCTATCCCTATTTCACGCCATCTCTTAATATTTTCTAACTCAACCTGTCTCGCTGTGTTTTCTCTGGATTTCTCCATAGAACTTTGAGCGTACTGATCCGCTATTTGTTGCTGTCTGCCAAAAGAAACTTCTTTTTCTCTTAACCCACCAGCAATAGCTTCCCTCTGTAGTTCCCTGAGATCACCTAGTGAAATAGGAGTTTGAGTTTTGGATACAATATCGGATATAGGTGCCTTTACATTACCTGGCATCGTTGTTGTTGTACTAGGTTTAACGTATCCAGCAGGATAGGAACCTATAACTTTATTGTAACTGTCGGGAGATTGAAACCCATAATTCTCATTTGTAAAGTATTTATTATCAGGACTTCTAAAATCGCCTACATCAGGTAAACTTTCTTGTTCTTTTTTCTTCTCGGCTTCCTGTTTAGCCTTTTGTAAATCAACATAGGCTTTTGGGAAAGCTTTAAAAATATCTTTATAACTGTCTGGGGTCTGGTAACCGAAGTTTTCTCCGGCATAAAACTTTCCTTTTGAATCAGATGAACCCACCGCAGGATTTGGTTTATCTGGTTGTACAAATGATTCAAGAAAAGGACGTAAAGGATCCGCTAGGTTGAAAGGAATAACAGTTTCAGCTCCTGTTACCACGGCACCAACGAATTCATTTCCATACTTATCAACCATCTTCCTTGGAACGCCGCCGTATATTGCATCTATGTAGGTGTCTAAGAAGTCCATGATTACACAGGGGTAGCGATTTGCTGCAAGTCAGGGTTTCTTGCATACGGAGTGGCTCCGTAAAGTTGAGTAATAGTAGAGTCTAGTAAACGTTGCGCCGCATCAAAAGTAGAAGAAACTTTTTGTTGTTCGATTGCTCCTATCTGTTTTTGTTTCTCTTGTTCTAAATCGTAACCTTTAATTGTTACATCATATCCACGCTCTAATCCAGCGCGTTTCAGCCCAATTTCTCCTTGAAGAGCAGCTAGTTGTTGTTCTAATGTTCCTTTAAGTCCAATCATCTGCCTTTCTCGAGCAGATAAATTCTCAGCTAAACGTAAAGTCTGTTGCTCAACATCGGATAACACTTCCCTCGTGGGCGCGACATCCTGAATATCAATTCCTAAACCCCGAAGAAGTTTACGCTTAAAATTTTCACTTGACTCGTACTGTTCTCGAGCAAGATATGGATTTGCTCCTATAAAATAATTACTCTTATTTTCCCCTACTGGCGCTGCGGCATAGGCACTAGGAGCTGTCGCACCTCCGAAAGCACCTGCTGCTTTTTGAGCCAAAAGTTCAGTAACAGTCTGAACACCCAACGTCTTAATAAGAGCAGTTATTGCCTCCATTCCACCGCCAGCAGCTACTGCGGGAGCAAGAGGGGCAGCGGCAACAGCGGGAACCATAGGACTCAGTAACTCGCAGGGTTATCGAAAGATGTGCCAGAGCGAGGCTTCTTGTTATATTCTACACCGTCAACATTAGGTTGAGCAATAATTCCATAGTTCTTTTGCTCATCAGATTGATAAGCAGCAGTCTGAGGGAAGTTTGACTTTAAATAAGCCGCCAAAAAAAAGTTAGGGTCTAACTCAGGGCTTTCGTGGCGAACGTCCTTCTCTTTTAGTTGTTGTTGACGAAGATTCATCATCCAAGTTCACTATAAGCTTGTGAAGGAGGAATAATAGAGTTCGTAGGAGCGTTTAATAAAGAATAGTTTGACCCATAATTAGGCATATCGTACTCTGGAGGACGTTGCGCACTCAACATCTGCATATGCTCGTCTCCCTGATTCTGTAAATTACTCAAGAAATTCATAAACATCTCCGCTACTTCGGGATTGTTCGTGATCATCTCGATTAAATCGAAAACTTCTTGCTCCTGGTGCGTATCAATG